TGGTAATCCCAGTGATGGCTTAAGGTATAGTCCACCCCGTTGCGAAAGCTTCGGGATCAGGTGCCCACCTGATCAACAGCGTCTCATTTTTGCAGGAAAGCAACTTGAGGATGACCGCACACTCGCGGATTATAATGTTCAAAAAGAGTCTACAATTCACCTGGTACTTCGTTTAAAAGGAGGTGTTGATCGTAAAACAAAATGAATCGTAATTTAAAAAGATGATTCATTATAAATCAAAATGACAAAGAAGATTGAACACGTGATTGAAGAGGGTGTCGAAAAGGCTTGGTGTGGAAAATGCAAGACTTTTAAACCTCTCGATGTATTTGGAAAGAGTAAAAGATGGGATGGGTTACGATCAACGTGTAAAGAGTGTCTCAAAGAATACAACTTGGAACACAAGGACCGGCAAACCGAATACAATAAACAATACTGGCAAAAAACAATGGATGTCCAAAAGGCTAAGAATAAAGAGTGGCGAGAGGCTAACCCAGAAAAGGTTAAAGAAGGTATGAAGAAATGGCTAGAGGAAAATTCTGAACATAAAAAAGAATATGATAAAAGATATAAAGAAGAACATAGGGAACAAACAAGGAGTAATATGCGAGAATGGAAAAAACAAAATTACCACAAACTGAAGGAGGAGGGTGGTGAACAATGGGCTCTCAAAAAAATGAAATCCAATATTTCAAGACGTATTCGTGAAATTCTCGGACAGAATAAATCTGAAACATGTATGGATTATGTCGGATGTTCACTTGAGGATTTCAGGAGTCACATTCAATCTACATTTTCAGAAGGAATGTCTTGGAGAAATTATGGTTCCGAGTGGCACATTGACCACAAGGTACCTATAGCTGCATGGGATCATTCAATTCCAGAGGAAGTTGAAGCGTGTTGGCATTATAGAAATTTACAAGCTTTATGGGCACCTGACAATATCAGGAAAAAGGATACATTTAGTCAAGATGAAAAAGAATCGTGGCTTAAAACATTGAGTCTCGAGAAAACAAATGAACGGACACTTTGTACTCTATGACGAAACCACCAACGACATCGTGGGTCAAATGAGGTTTGAAAAGCAAAAGAATGGAGATTATACATCATCAATGACATTTCGGTTCCCGAGACCCACGTGGCTGGATATCGTAAAATCAACTGTAAAGTATGTCAGTTCAGCTGCAGCCACTATAGTCTTGATGAAACTTGTAAGGTAAAACGACTCTATAGAGTCGGCTAAAAAATCCCCAGAAACTTTTTCCTATCCGGATTCTTTCCCTTTTTCTGTGCAATGTAATATCTAAGATTCTGGAACCAGATGCGAGTCAAGTTTCTTGACTGTATCGGTATAGGTCCATTGGCTATGAGGTATTTTCTATAATGTTTTCTGCACACACCGCATGGTAAAACATCTATGAATGAATGAAAAAAGGAAATGTACCCTTCAGGTGGATTCCCATCCGGCATCTGGTCGATTACTGCAAAGATAAACTCCCACGCTGGTGGCCCCCAAACGTTCGGATCCGTCATGTTAATATATAAAGATATTTAAAGTTTTATATAATAACATGGAAAATCTAGACTTTAGTTCAACTGATGTTGGTCAAATCATTCAGCCTAAAAATGAAACGTTTGTACTCGAGGAAAAAAAAGAGGACATACAACAAATGAATATGATGGAATTTTCATCCTCTTTAGATGATCTCATGCCAGCTGATCAGCCACCAACCGACACCGATCAGTACACAAACCCAACCAGTGGTCGCGTGACTGGTCTCTCCCTTCCAACTCCAGAGAAGAAACCTCAACCAAAGAAGCAAAATCCATTCAATCTGACTGACGATCAGTACGATGCGGTGATAGCGGGTGTAATTGGCGCAATAGTGTATTCGGTATCTATACAGACGAAGCTTTCTGGTATGGTTCCCAACTTTAACGGGATGAATGGGTCAATTGCATCCGCCATTCTGATTGCTCTTCTCTTCTTCTTGTTCAAAAAGTATGTGGTGAAGAAGTAAGTAGAGTACACCGTACTCTACTTAGGACTGACTCAGAGAATCGTTGATTGTCTGACCACAGTACAGTGAATTTTTTACAGGTGAGTATAAATGTGCATTCACTGCAATCTCTCGGAGTTCTTTGAAATTTGCCCAAAATTCAGGTGAGTGATCATACTCCTCGACGGTTGTGTGTGCAATTTCATGTAAAAGGACATACATGGCGGAGTTTACATCACTCTCATCATCAATTGCAATATAAATTTCGTACCCTTTGTTTATATTGTATGCGATTGTATCCTCCTTCTTCTTGAGTCCTGTTATGATTGATCGATTGTGATAAAGATCACCATACTTTTCATGAAATTGAACTGCATTTAAAAGAATATTGTACCTCTTTTTCAGTTCGGTGAGCATGGGGTGTTCTCGGTTCAAGATGAGTATAACCACAATTACAAAAACCAAAGTACCAACCAGATACTTCATCTTACTAAGATGAAACATTAAAACTGAAACACAAACTTTGAGTAGATGGAAAAAGATTCACCAAAGAGTATGAGCTTTAACCCCATGTTCTTTATAAATTCTTCAGGGTCCAAGACCGGTTCCACCACAGCTCCATTTGCATAATATGGAGTATCTGGAATCCAAACCGAAACCTCCCCGTTTGAAACCCTTCCCAAAACTATACCATCATCATTGGCAAACTCAAAGCGTGTTTTATCTGGAACGATTCCCAAAAGGTACCCTCCTGGATTCAAAAGAGACGCAATGTACTGGTAATTACCCGGGTCTTCATATTGCATAGAAAAGTTGTAACAGATGACGTTGAATTTTGAACCATTCGGTACATCTTTGATTGTCCCAGTGTAAAACGTTGCACTCGGTAAAACCTTCTTTGCTCTTCTCTTTGCTTCTTCAATCGCAAGAGGATTTGGATCGACGCCAATCAAATTCTTGATGCCCAAAGATTTCCATTTGTGAAGGTCACCACCTTGACCACATCCCACGTCGAGGACTCGGTCACCGGATCGGACCCACTTGTTCAAAAAATCTCTCTTGATGTTGTTGTTTCGACTTCTCATCATTTAATGATTACACGTGTTACATTTTTAATGAACCAAGTCACGAGACCGATTTATTCCGTCGGTCATCGAAAGTACATTGAGATTGATAAAGTTGTTTACAAGATTCCCTTTCGGTATAACCGAATCATGTGTGAAATTCCCAAGGGGGTCAAAACCCTTTATGAACTTCAGGAGGGTGACGTGGTTTCGGGTATCCAATACAAGAAAGTTTTATGGGAAGGTGATGTCTACAATGTGTTAAAATCTATAAACACATGTTAGAGAGGATGAATGAACTCAAGAAGAAACTCACAGTAAGAGCAAATGAAAACGCAATGGGCATGAGACCCAAACCATTCAAGGTGTACAGGGAACTCGGTGGACAACTCGTCATTCCAAGATTTTTTGACGAGTCCAAGCAACCTTTCGTCAAGGGGCAAGATGTCTCCATACACTTTAATGGAACTTTGAAGAGTCACCAAAAGGAGGCTTTAAAAAACTTCAAGGGAAATGGAGTCTTGTGTCTCCCGTGTGGTCAAGGAAAGACCATAACAGCAATTGCCATATCGGCCAAGATGAAGAGAAAGACTCTCATCATCGTGCACAAGGAGTTTTTGGCATCCCAATGGATTGAAAGAATTTCACAGTTTACTGATGGATCTACCGTGGGTAGAATTCAAAGTTCAAAGTGGGATGTGGATGAGCACCAATATGTCATTGCCATGATTCAGACTCTGTGCACTCGAGAATTTCCAGAAAATGCATTTGACATGTTTGGTCTGGTGATTATAGACGAAGCTCACCACATCGGAGCTCCCGCCTTTTCACAGGTTATGCTTCAGATGAAGCCTGAATATACACTGGGTCTCACGGCAACTCCGGATAGAAAGGATGGTCTCACCAAAATCTTGTATTGGTTCCTAGGAAATCCATTCTACACAATGACACAAGATGCATCTGAATTCTCTATAAATAAGGTGGATTTTGATCATCCACTCATATTTAAGGAGGGTCCACACCTGAATAAATTTGGAAAGATTTGCATGAGCACCATGGTGACGGAACTCACCACCATACCTGAAAGAAACCAACTGATTCTCAAGTGCATCCGGGAAGCACAAGAGAGGGGCAGGAAGATTCTGGTTCTGAGTGACCGTCGAAGTCACTGTGAGTACCTGTATTCACAATTGGATCCTCAAAAGACAACCATACACATGGGGGGATCTAAAGGAGTACCAACCTTGGAGGGAGGAACGCTCGTATCAACATTCAGTCTTGCGTATGAGGGTCTCGATATTCCTGAATTGGACACCCTCTTTCTAACCACACCTCATTCGGATGTGAAGCAAGCAGTTGGGCGTATCACACGTTCAAGGGGAGCCGTTAAAGAGATTTGGGACTTTGTGGATAATTGGTCCCTTTTCAAACAAATGTGGTACAAACGTAAGAAGATATATGATGGGGAGCCGGCTACCGATCAGAATCTGCAGTGCCTATTTTCGTGATTCGAGTAAAGAGAGTGCAATGACTGCACCTATAAACATAAAAAGTATGATTGTGCACTCCGATTCCTGTTGAGGCATTTCGTCTGGTACTTTAAGTAAAGGGGGTGGTCGTTGTGGTTCTTCGTCAATCAATGCATAACTTATCATTTATAATATGAGTTCCTTTTTGTTCTTGCGAGTCTTTTTGGTCCTGGGTGCACCTGCGTCGATGTCCCGTATTCCACTGGATGTGATTGAGATGATGTCAGAGACTGCATCGTCATTATCCTGTGGCTGGAGTGAACTCATGAGGGTTGAAAGATCGATGCCACCTCCCAGACTGGTGAGATCGATACCCGGGCCTCTCATGTCACGTCCCCCACCTCCACCACCGCCACCACCACGTGGGATGTCATCCACTGAAGATGGTTGCTTCTGCTGTGGAATAAACTTTTTAAACATGGATTTGCTCAGATGGAACATCATGGCTGAACCACCAACCATAAAGATGAGCTTGATTTCCGGAGCCACATTCACCTTGGTTCGATACTTTGCATAGAGCTCCTCAAACACCGGATCGTAATCACCCTGGGACTCCATGACATTCTCTGACCATCCATCCAGCTCCAGATCGAATGGATCAAACTTCTTATTCAGAAACTCTATGCCAGACACACATGCAATGAGCATACGTCTCTGAAACTTTACAGACTGATCAACCTCGATGGAATAGGACATTCTCTTAAACTCTGCTCGAATATCCTCGACATTTGAATAGATGTTCAGTTTGGCTGTCGTGAGGATACCCTTCTTTGCGAGTCTACTAATCTTGTTGAGGAGATCCGCCTTTTCGTCATCAATCGTCTTGTACCCCTCTGATGGTCCAGATGGCATGGTTGTACGCTGATACTGAACTTCAGGATTCTCACCACCATCCCACTCCTCAGCTGGGGGTGGTCCTGTACCCTCCATCTTATTCTCATTGACGAAAGCACCTATGTCATCCTCCTCAGGTGCAAAGTTCACCGCCTTTCTGAAACCGCGAGATGGTGGTGGACGTCTTGGTTCCTGTCTTCCGTTATCCTGAACCAGGTTAATCTCATCCATCAAGGCTCTCTCATCCTCATCCAAATCAAAATCCATCTGTTAGAGTTAATAGTGAAAATGTCTTTAAGACAAACGCAGATATTTTTCGCAGTGTACTATAAATGTCTTCCAACTATGAACTGATCATACTCGTTCTCTTGGGTTTGATTTTCGTCAAGCTGTTTTTCCCTCAGCTCATCTCCAA